TTTCGTCGTTGGAGCCAATATGGATTTACTCAGCGGATTTAATACATCCAGACGCGCTACGGTCGTCACCCGGTCTATCGGTGAATTCGAGCTGGACGCGGTGACGGTCGAGGGGCATGAGTCGAATATGCGGCTCACTGAAAACCCTGTTGAATCCGGTGCGGACATTGCCGATCACGCGATACTGGAACCGAAAGAAATCACCGTGACCGGCGTTATGGTCGGTTACGAACCGCCACAGCACTTCAAAAACATGCTCGGTAATGACCTGGCGTTTATGGACGAATATCCGATGCCAATGGAAATACGTGCCAGCACCCGACAGGCAGAGGCCATGTACAACCAGATAATCGGACAGACGCAGGATATCAAAGAGCAGGTCGGTAAAGTCCTGGCTCCGTGGTACCCGGAAGCTGCAGGCATGGCTAACGACTCATCACCGTCACTGGACAGGGTAGGTAAGGCCTATGAGGACTTACTCAGTATCCAGAAGAAGGGCGAGCCGATAACCGTGCAGACCGGCATTAAGCAGTACGAAAACATGCTGATAGTGAGTATCGGTGTTACCCAGCAATATGACGGCTCTGCGGAGTTTTCACTGACACTGCGGGAGATATTCATCGTTGAGTCACAGAAAGCACAGGGTATTCACCCGGACGTGAAAGCGTCATCACCCACGAAGAAAAATATGGGTAAGACGCAGCCGAAGAAAAAAGACACAAATAACTCAATGGCTAAGGCTGGGTGGGATGCTGTTAAAGGTGGATTAGGTATGGGAGGAAGATAATGACATACGAAATCCCTGTATCAACCGAAGAAATCCAGGAGCAGTCGTTTGAAATGTCCGGCCTGAATGTCCGGCTCACGCTGTACTTCAACCGCATTACTCAGGGCTGGCAGTTCGACCTGTACGACACCAACGAAAACCGGTTCATCACGCAGATGCAGGGTCTGGCTGTTAACGCTCCGGCACTGCTGGAGAAAAACATCCCGTTTTTGCTGATCCTGTCTGACGGATCCGGGACCGGTATTAACTCCATGCGTCGCAGTGAACTCGGCAACCGGCTGACACTGTACGCGGTGGATAAGGAGGAGTGGCGTGAAGCAATTCGGGCGATTAATTAATCTCCGCATCGGTAACGAAAAAGAGTCCATCGAAATAACCAATCTCCGCATTTCATTCAGTGTTGAAAAACCTTAACCAGCGAACCAAACCCTGCGATTATCCGTATCTGGAACCTGAACGGGTCAAACTGCAACCTCATCACCAGTAAAATCTATAACCGCCTGTCGCTGTCTGTGGCGTACCGGGAGGATGAGCTGCGGATGATTTTCAGGGGCGACATCACGGATGTGGTGACGCTGCGTGACGGGACGGACTTCATCACTGAAATGACCTGCGGTGACGGGCATTCAGCCTACACAAAAGCGAGAGTGAATAAAACGCTGAAAGCCGGTTCGACAGATAAAGACATCATGAACGAAGCCGCAAAATCGATGGGCACTGAAAAAGGCGTGGTGTCACTGCCAAAAGACAGGGCTTTACCTCGCGGAAAAGTCATCACCGGCAACGCCCGGGACGTGATGCATAAAGTCGGCCGTAATAATAATGCGGACTGGTCAATACAGGATGGCCAGGTAACCGTGCTGCCAAAAGATAAGGTAGTGTCTGACAATGAAGGGTTCGTGGTGTCACAGACAACCGGCATGGTTAACAGCCCGGAAAAAACAGACGATGGCTTACAGATAACCATGTTGTGTAATCCGGCACTGCATATCGGCGGGCTGGTTCGTGTTGAGTCCATCATTCCTGAATACAACGGTGATTACAAAATCACAGAGCTGGAACATGCCGGTGATTTTATGGGTGATGACTGGTACACGAAAATAACCTGTACCGGCGGAAAATATCAGAAGGTGGAAAATGGGAAATCCTAGTTTACTGGATGTATTGTCGCGCCATTCTGCCAATGAGCGAAATGATATTCACACAGCGTTACCGGCTAAAGTGGTGTCATGTGACGGGCACAGTGCAACTGTGCAGCTGATGATTACTCAGGTTATGAGGGGAGGTGAAACACTGGCGCTTCCGCCGCTGGTTGATGTGCCGGTCGGGTTTTATCGCGGCGGCGGGTTCTGTGTGACGGTGCCGGTTAAGGCTGGCGATGAGGGGCTGGTGATATTTGCGGAGCGCTGTATCGACGGCTGGTATGTATCAGGCCAGCAATCAGCACCGCTTGATACGCGGTTTCACGATTACTCAGATGCGTTCTTTTTACCTCAGGGCAGCAGTCAGCCAAACCGCATACCTGATTACTCCGCTGACTCTCTCTCAATGCAGACCGATGACGGATCCACGTTCATCCGCATAAAGCCGGGCAAAATCATCATGCAGGGTGACATTGAGCACACCGGCAACCGGACGCAACTGGGGAACTCACTGGTGAACGGCGATCACTCAGTCAACGGCAACAGTGAATCTTCCGGCGGCACCATCAAGCACAACGGTAAAGATATCGGCGACACGCACACGCACAGCGGCGTTGAAACAGGTGACGGTGATACAGGGGAACCAAACTGATGAGAATGCGACGATTAGACGAAAATCACGACTGGACATTCGGCAGTGGCCGCAGCGACTACGCCACTGAATCAGAGGCCATATCTCTGTCAGTTAAGACGCGATTGCTGTCACTGCACAGTGACTGGTTTCTGAATCAGGATCACGGTGTGAAATGGTTCGATTATCTGAAAAAGAATCCGAATCTGGTGAATATGGAATCCGAATTAAAGAAAACCGTACTGAATACAGACGGAGTGACTGAAATAACCGAATTCAGTATCGCTCTGGATCCGGACACACGGAAAATCACTGTCAGCGTTGATTATATCGATATTTACGGTAACAGCATGGGGGTAAGCACAGATGCTCCAGATAACTGAGACAGGGGTTGTTATCGACCGTCTTGCAGACGTTCATCAGCGGCTTTCTGACGGGTTTAAGCGTATCTATGGTGATGACATCAACCTTGATGCTGACAGCCCTGACGGTCAGATGATAGGGCTGTTCTCGCAGGAGATAGACAACATCAACCAGGCAATCGCAATGATTGTGCAGATGATGGATCCGTACAAGGCAACAGGGTCCTGGCTGGAACAAAGAGCTATGTATGCCGGAGTGATTCGCCGTGGTGCTGATTACAGCTATATCGACGAGGCCATTTTTACCGGCACTCCCAATATTCAGGTACCGAAAGACTCGGTACTGGTTGATGATAACCGCGTCAAATGGGTGATGCTGTCAGAAATAAAACTCGATATGAACGGGTCAGCGCGAGCAGGTATGCGCAGTGCAGAGCTTGGCGTGTTTTCACTCCCGGCAGGCAAAGAACTGAAAATGGAAACGGTCACCATCGGTGTTGATAAAATCATCACTGCAAAAGCAGCTAAAGAAGGAGCATTTGAAGAAACTGACGGCAATATGCTGCTGCGGTTCATGCGCTCACACTCCATCAATAACCATGATGACCGGCAGGGGCTGGAAGGGGCGCTGCTTGATGTTCCGGATGTTAAGCAGGCTAAAGTATATGAGAACTTTACTGGTCAGACGGATGAGAAAGGTGTTCCGGCACACTCGCTGAATGCTGTTGTGATCGGCGGCAGCGATGACGATATCGGACTGACTATTCTTAAAAAGAAAATCGGCGGATGCGGTGTGTTTGGTGCTGTTGAGAATACACAGATATATACGGATGTGCCGCGCACCGTCAGATTTGACCGTGCTGAAATGGTCAATGTGAAAGTCCGGCTGCTGCTTGAGCGTACCGGTGGGTTTCATGACATCGACACAGATGGCATTAAATCTGCACTGTCGGCAACAGAGTTCGGGATCGGTGACTCAGTCTATGCAATGCGCCTTACCTGTCAGGTCAATTCAGTACCCGGTTTTTACATCAAAACTATCAGAGTAAACGGGTCTGATACGGTACCTATCGGATTCCGGCAGTGCGCACAAATCAGGCCGGAAGATGTGGAGGTGCTGATTGAATAAACAACGGGAAGATTTCCTGATATGGCAGTACAGAGGAAAACCCAAGGCCCGGCAGACAGCCGGGCTTTTGCTTTCTGAAACAAAGAGGGCGTTTGAATCAGTTATCAGGTTGTCAGTGATTCTGAATGTCGCTCAGTCAACCGGGTATGGGCTGGATTTAGTCGGAAAGCACGTTGCATAAGCCGGATCATGAAGTCGTTCATTCCGAAAGAGTATTTCGGCTGGTCTGGTGTCGGGGGCGCGAAAGGTTTCGGCGCCGGAAAATTTTACCGCCACGGAGATGCGCTGACGGAATCATCACTGCTGGGTGATGAA